GGGCGTTAGTGGCTGATTCCTTTTCACGGGGCGAAAACCTTGGACAGATTTCCATTCTGCGAGACATCGTGAACGAGCTGCCCGACAGCACTGAACAGAACAGACTGCGCTCCTACATCTCCGCTCTTAAGGATGCGGTCAGGCAGCGGCAGTCAATTGCCAATGAGCTTGATGTGCTGCAGGAGGACAACGAATATCTTTTGAAAGTGGCCACGCGGCCGTCGTTCTTTGAGCCAGCCATGCGCGAAGCGCTAGAAAGGGGCGGAGCTCCGCCGGAACAGTTGCTGGATCAGGCGTTCAACACAGCCATCTCTCGTGCTTATGCAAGCCAAATGCAGTACCTGCCGGCGTATGATGAGTTTTTTCCACTGGATATCGACCTGACAGGTGCCGTCAGCTATGACGACAAGGTGCAGGCGATTGCCTCCCAGATTGGTCCAGCGGCTGCGAGGGCGAAACAACAGCTTCAAGCATATACAGCAGACAGACTTAACAACACGCTGACGGCAATGGAGGGCTATGCCCCTGAGTTTGAAAAACTGTTTAAAGCTGGAACCTCCAGTATCCCGGGAAGCAATCCGGGCTTTAAGGGGCAGCATCCCGAGCTTTCTGCAAGCGCGGGAAACCAGATAGGTTTTAGTCGCTTCTCTGAAGTAGAAGCGCCGTTGCCCGGGGGAACAGCAGCTGCCCGAGGAATATATGTCCACGAATTGCAGGCAGATTTGTTAGATGATATTCGAAAAAAAGGCATGCGAGGTGAAGGCGTACCCGAGCTTGAGCAGAGACTTCAGAGGGCTATGCAGGAAAAAGATAAAGCCACGCTTGCGGCAGATCAGGCGCAAAGTGAGCTGGATATGTTGAGCGGATACTATGGTAGCAGCTACGAAAGGGAACTCGCCGGTGACATATCTGCCGCACAGGGGGCCGCCGACAGGGCCGCGTTCGACCAACAAAGCCAGCCACTTATAGAACAGCTACAAAGCAGCCAAAACAGGGCGTTTTCGGTGGGGTCAAGGATAGCTGAACTTGAGGACGCAGTACGAAATGCCAAGAAAGGGAAGATGCCTGATCTGGATGAGTCTTTCCCCGGGATGGAACGAAACTCAAAAGCCGTACAACAGCTGTTGATACGAAATGCTGTAGCAGCTGCCGTGGACCAGAACTACCAGTTCGTCGCGCTCACCGCCCCCGAGCATTCCTCACAGCCACAGCTCTACAGCCGCATTGCAAAGAACGCCAGTGACGTCGTCAAAGACCTCGGCGAGGGCTTCCGGGTAGTTGATCTAACGCTGGAAGGCAGTGGTGGCCCGTTCAAAACCACCGCTATCGTCTGGGGCGATGACTCTGCCGAGGGCCGTGAAGCGGTGCAAAGGGTTTTGAACCGAGGCATTCCGTTTGCAAAGGGCGGTGAAGTCACCTCGAAGCCCGATGACATCAAAAATCTGTTATCCTTCTTGGATAAGTAACCGACTGAGTAACGACCATGCCTATTGAAAAAGCGGTCAATCAAGCCCCCGAAACCGATCTCTTGGTGATCGAGGACAGCTCCTCCCCGGACATTGAGATCATCCTTGAGGACGACGGCAGTGTTGCCGTGGAGCTTGATGAGTCCGTGGACGACGTTGACTTCTATGCCAACTTGGCAGAGCTGGTTGACGATCAGGATCGGGCGCACATCTCCTCGAACATGATGGCCCTGTACGAAGCCGACAAGTCGTCGCGCGGGGACTGGGAAGTGATGTATTCCAAGGGCCTGTCGCTGCTTGGCTTGAAGATCGAAGAGCGTACGCAGCCGTTCCGTGGTGCGTCGGGCGCGGTCCATCCTATGTTGACCGAGGCTATCATCCAGTTTCAGGCGCAGGCGTTCAAAGAGATCATGCCGGCGGAAGGCCCGGTGCGTACGAAGATCATGGGCCGTGAGACCTTGGACAAGGCACAGCAGGCTGCCCGTGTGCAGGACTTCATGAATTACCAGCTCACGACGGTAATGAAAGAGTACACCCCCGAAGTGGATCAGGCATTGTTCTACTTGGGTTACGGCGGATCGGTGTTCAAGAAAGTGTACTACGATGCACAGATGGGGCGCATGGTGTCGAAGCTGGTGCTGCCGGATGACCTGTTCATCCCCTATGGCGGCTCGTCCGTCATGTCCCAGTGCTCCCGTATTACTCACCGCATTTCCATGTACGAAAACGACTACCGCAAGCGCGTGTGGGCCGGCGAGTACTTGGACTTCAACCTCATGCCTGAGGCATCCGCGCCTCAGACGGACATTGAGTCGAAGATCGACCAGCTTATCGGCATGTCCCCAAGCTCTGAAAACGAGGACATCTTCCTGTTGGAGTTCCACGTTTATCTGGACATCCCGGGCTTTGAAGATGTGGACGAGGACAACGAGCCGACGGGCATCAAACTGCCATATGTCGTCACGCTGGAAGAGACGAGTGGCAGGCTGGTCAGCATTCGCCGGAACTGGGCGGAAGGCGATGAGCTGAAGTTGCGACAGGAGTTTTTCGTTCACTACGTGCTGGTCGAAGGTCCGGGCGCGTATGGCTTGGGCTTTGTTCACCTCATTGGCGGCCTGTCCAAGTCGGCGACCAGTGCGCTGCGTCAGCTGTTGGACGCAGGTACCCTGTCGAATCTGCCTGCAGGCTTCAAGGCCAAGGGCGCGCGTATTGCGGACGACAGCACCCCGATTCAGCCGGGCGAGTGGCGCGACATTGACGCCGGCGGCGCCGAGCTCAGTGCTTCGCTGATGCCGTTGCCGTACAAGGAGCCGAGCCAGACGTTGTTCGCACTGCTGGGCTTTGCCGTAGACGCGGGTCGCCGCTTGGCAGGCATCACTGACATGCAGGTGGGCGACGGTAACCAGCAGGCGGCCGTAGGCACCACCATTGCGTTGTTGGAACGTGGGGCGCTGGCCATGTCAGCCATCCACAAGCGCCTGCACTACGCGCAGAGCCAAGAGTTCGAAATGCTGGCGGCAGGCTTTGGCCGGTACCTTCCCGACAAGTACCCGTATGACGTGCCGGGGGCCTCCCGTTACATCAAGCGTCACGATTTTGACAACCTTGTGGCGGTGCTACCGGTTGCTGACCCGAACATCTTCTCCACGGCGCAGCGTATTCAGCTGGCACAGTCGCAGTTGCAGATGGCGCAGTCGGCGCCGCAGATGCACAACATGTACGAGGCCTATTACCGGGTGTATGCCGCGCTGAACGTGCGCGACATTGACGGTATTTTGCGGCCGCAGAACTCCCAGATGCCGAAAGACTCGGCACAGGAAAACTCGGACGTACTGGACAGCATGCAGCTCAAGGCCTTTGCCGGCCAGCAGCACGACGCGCATATCCTGTCGCATCTCATGATGGGCCTTGCCCCTACCCTGCAGGCGCTTCCACAGGCGGCAATCGAGCTGCAAAAGCACATCATGGAGCACGTTCGCTTAAAGGCAGAAGAGGACACGGCGGCCGAGCTGTTCAAGCAGTACGGCAGCGATCCAGATCGAATGGTCTCCGAACTGCAGCGTGAGGCGATGATTTCGCTCAAGATTACTGAGAACTTCCAGATGGTGCGCGACATGCAGAACGGCCTTACCGGTCAGGGCGGTCAGCCTGATCCGGTGGTCGTGCTGAAAGAGAAGGAGATCGCACTGCGGGCACAGGAAGTGCAGAACAAGGCGCAGGAAGGTCAGGCGCGCTTGAATCTGGATGCCCAGAAGGTGCAGCAGACTGCAGCGATTGCTCAACAGCGCATTGCTTCGCAGGAGAAGATCGCAGGCGCCCGTGCTGAAACCGCGCGCGAGCGCATCGCGGCAAATGACCTATCACAAAGGAGAAGAGACCGTGCCAACCAAGAAAGGCCGCAGTCAACGCGTAGGCAGTAAGCCCAAAAACACGAAGGCAGCACCAAGGGAGGCCTCTATTGCCGCTTACGAAAAAGCAGGCCGCTCCCTCAAGCCAAAAATGGCCGCCAAGGGAGGAGAGATGAAAAAACCGAAAGGTGCTGTTATGATGGTAAAACGTAGAGATGCTGACCAAAAAACGGCGATCTACTGAAAAAACCCCCACGGGAGAGGGCATCTCCCGCCTACATGGACTAGCCCATGCTGACGTTTGCAGAAAGTGTGTTGCGCGATCTGGATCGCACAATCAGAGACACCGAGACCATGGTCTTGGGTGGTGGTGTGTCTGATATGGAGCGATATCGCTTCCTCATGGGGCGTCTCGAAGGTCTGCGGCTGGCAGTCGATGTAGTGAAAGAACGACTGAAGGGCCATACAGATGACGAGTTCTAACCACAACAGGAGCGATACATTGAGCGAAACAATGACTGAGTTGGAGCGTCTGCGAAAGCAGCGTGTGGCAGAAGCAGAGCAGCGACCAAAGGACTTTGCCGACGTGTTCGACAAAGACGGCCAGCTGGATCAAGAAGTTCTGTCTTCCACCCTTCCCCGAATCCCCTCTCCCACAGGCTGGCGTATTGCGGTACTTCCTTATCGTGGAGCGACCCAGACCAAGGGAGGTATTGCCCTCACGCGAGACACACAGGATAAGGCCGCAATAGCCACCACCTGTGCGTACGTTCTCCGGGTAGGCCCTCTAGCCTACAAGGACGAGAGCAAGTTCCCCCACGGTCCGTGGTGCAAGGAAGGGGATTGGATCGTTTTTGGCCGGTATGCGGGCGCTCGAATCCCCATTGATGGGGGTGAGATTCGCATTCTGAACGATGACGAGGTCATTGGAACCGTCAACAACCCAGACGACATACTTCATCTCTAAAGGAGGGCCGCAGCATGAGCAACGCAGAGAATCAGTTGGAATTCAAGATCGGAGAGGACGAGGAGTCCCAGACGGTTCGGTTTAGCGAGGACGGCACTACGGGCGAGGTCCTTGGGAGAGAGGCACCACCCCTTGTAGAGACATCGGAAAAAGGCTCTTCGCGCGACGAGTTGGACAGTTACAGCTCCACCGTGCAGAAGCGTATTGACAAGCTGACCGCCCGTCTTCGTGAGGCAGAGCGCCGGGAAAACGCAGCATTTGAGTATGCCAAAAACGTACAGGCGCAGAAAGACACGCTAGAAAGGGCGTTTCATCAGACCGATTCCGCCCGCATTACCGAGACCCGAGGCCGCATTGAGACCCAGATACTGGCGCTCAAGCAGGTCATTCGAAAGGCGCGGGAAGAAGGCGACTTGGACACCGAGACCGAGGCCCAACAGCGTCTGACCGGCTTGTCGATGGATCAGGTCCGGCTCTCCGAAGCTACGCAGCGCCGCGCAGCTCCTCCTCCGGAACAGGCCCCCCAGCAGGCTCAGGCTCCGCGCCAGCAGCCGGCGCCTCAGTTGGACCCGAGGGCCGAGGACTGGGCAGAGCGCAACGACTGGTTTGGCAAAGACGTTGTCATGACCAGTGCCGTTCGGGGCATTCACGTCCAGCTTATCCAAAATGAAGGATTTGACCCCAGCTCGGATGAGTATTATGATGAAATTGATCAAAGGATGAAGGACTTGTTTCCCGAACGTGCGGGAGGCCGGACCAGACCTCCTGCTCAAACTAATTCCAGAAGCAATCGGCCCGTGCAAACGGTTGCATCTGCCACCCGTGCAACGGGTACTCAATCTGCACGCCGCGTAGTGAGACTGACCCCGAGTCAGGTAGCTATTGCCAAACGGCTGAATGTTCCTCTTGAGGAATACGCCAAATATGTGAAGGAGTGAGAAAATGACTGACGATCTCTCAAGCGTGCCTACTTTAAACCGTGGTCCTCGCAGCGGCGCTTCGCGCACTGCAACGACACGCCGCAAGCCTTGGGCTCCTCCCTCGCGTTTGGATGCTCCTCCTGCCCCTCCGGGCTACAAGCATCGCTGGCTTCGCACTTCTGCAGGAAATCAGGAAGATCGTACCAACGTCGCAGGAAAACTGCGCGAGGGTTACGAGTTCGTCCGTGCGGACGAATATCCTGACTTTCAGGCTCCAGTGGTTGAAGACGGCCGCCACGCTGGCGTGATCAGCGTGGGCACTTTGGTGCTTGCTCGTATTCCCGATGAGACGGTTCAGGAGCGGAATGAGTACTACAATTCGAGAGCCGCCGACCTTCAAACGTCGGTGGATAACGACATGCTGAAAGTGAATGCTCATGACAACATGCGCATTCAAAAGCCGTCTCGTCAGACGAAGGTGTCGTTTGGAAGCTCTCAAAACAAGTCCAACTAACCTCTATAGGAAACGACAATGGCAAACGTAGACAAAGCATTTGGCTTGCGTCCGCTTGGTAACCTGTCGGCCACTGGTGCTCAGAAGCAATACGGCTATGAGATCAACGACAACCAGTCTGGCGCGATTTACCAAGGTGACCTAGTCACTCTCTCTGGCGGCTACATCGTGAAATACGACTCTACCCTGCACACTGCAGCTGTGGGCGTATTGAACGGCTGTAACTATATCGATCCCACTACCGGAAAGCCTACTTTTAAGAACTTCTATCCGGGTTCCGTCAACATTACAGCGGGCGTTATTACTGCTGAAGTGCTGGATGACCCGAATCAGTTGTACTTGATTCAGGCGGATGAAGACGTTGTGCAGGCAGATATTGGCTTAAACGCCAACATCGCCTACACCGCTGGCAGCAACACTACAGGCGTGTCTGCGACCGAGCTGGACTCTTCCACTATCGCTAACACGGCAACTCTGGCACTGAAGGTTGTGGGTTTTTACAACACCCCCGCCAACATTCGTGCCACTAACCATGTTGACGTTGTGGTTAAAATCAACACTCACCTGTATGGCAGCACTGGTGTTGCCAATACAGCGCCGTAATAGGAGCTAACCATGGCTATTTCACGCGCTCAACTTGTTAAAGAGCTGGAGCCCGGCCTGAACGCACTGTTCGGCATGGAGTACACCAGCTACGAAAAAGAGCACACCGAAATCTACGACATCGAATCCTCGGACCGCGCGTTCGAAGAAGAAGTGATGTTGTCGGGCTTTGGTGAGGCTCCGGTGAAGACTGAGGGCGCAGGCGTCGATTACGACTCCGCGCAGGAAGTCTACACTGCCCGCTACACGCACGAGACCATTGCACTGGCGTTCTCGCTGACCGAAGAAGCCGTAGAGGACAACCTCTATGACCGTCTGTCGGCCCGCTATACCAAGGCACTGGCCCGTAGTATGGCGCAGACCAGAGAGATCAAGGCAGCGGGCGTTCTCAACGGCGCTTTCACCACCTCCGTAGGTGGCGATGGCAGGCCGTTGTGCGCAGATGACCACCCGACGCTGGGTGGCCCTAACCTGCGTAACGAACTGGCTGTTCCGGCTGACCTGTCCGAAACCGCTCTTGAGCAGATGCTGATTGACATCGCTGCGTTCACTGATGAACGTGGCCTGAAGATCGCTGTTCAAGGCCTGAAGCTGATCCTCCCGAAAGAACTGATGTTCACTGCAGATCGCATCATGAAGTCTACTCTGCGCGTTGGTACGGCAGACAACGACATCAACGCCATCCGCAACATGGGCATGGTTCCTCAGGGCTATACCGTGAACCACTTCCTCACCGACCCGGACGCGTACTTCATCAAGACGAACGCCCCCAACGGCATGAAGATGTTCAACCGTGTGAGCATGAAGACTGGTTTTGAAGGCGACTTCGATACCGGCAACGTGCGCTACAAGGCAAGGGAGAGATATTCGTTCGGGTTCAGCGATCCGCGCGGCATTTTTGGATCGCCCGGCGCCGCCTAATAAAAGCAATCACTTACGTGATGCTTAGGGCCCTTCGGGGCCCTTTTTTATGGGCTGGACACGCTGGTGGAACCTTGATATAAAGACGCAATCCCGGAACAATTTATGCGCTGCAGACCGACCGGGCGGACGACATGCAG